TTGTTTGCAAAAAGTCATCCAATGGAGTTACTGAATCGGCATAAGCTTTATTTAAAGCTCCCTGTGAATTGACAGTAGCATCAATAGAGGCCTTTAGGTTTGGAATATCCTGGATAAGTGTTGAGAAACCTAATACTGATTCCTGGTCTAGACCCAATGAACCGAACTTAATCATACGCTGCTTATCAGTAAGACCAGACATTTTTTTGTTTAGATCATTCATGATGTCCATGAAACCACGAACCATGCCTTTCTTATCAAATATCTGTACACCAATTTTCTTGAATGCTTTTACACGATCTTTATCAGATAATGCGCGCATCATTCCTTCGAGTGCAGTTGCTGCAGCTTCAGGTTTTAATTTTGTAGTCAATGATGCATACGCTCCTGCTGTTTCTCCAAGTGCGAAACCTACGTTTCTGGCCATTGGTATAACTTTGGGTAAGTACTGAGCAATGTCTTTAAATTCGGCATTACCTTTATTAAGTGTAGCAAACAGGACGTCGTAAACCTTATTAGCATCTTGACCGGATGACTGCATGACAGATACAGCAGCTGCTGCGACTGTTTCAATATCAGTAAATCCGGCTTTTGCTGCTCGCAAAGTAGGTTCTAATGTCTTCAACGATTCATTCGTTGAAAGTCCGGCACTTATTATACGGTTGAAAGCCTGTGGAACTTCTTCGAGTGGTGCTACATTTCGACCACCAATATCGAGAATTTTATCAGAAAGTTTTCCGAGTTCTGTATGTGTAAGTCCTGCAGTTACATTTATCTTAGCCATACCAGTATGCCATTCATTTGCGTACATGGTAGCTTTATATGTTGCTGCACCAAATGCAAGAACAATGGCTGTGAGTGCTACGTATGGATTTGTAATCAATTCCAATGCACGACCAATGCCAGGAACTTCATCTTTGATGGCATTGAAAGCTTTGATATTGGATGCTTTGAACTTGTCTAATTTATCCTGCATTTGTCCGGTTGTTTTATCAACCTTCTTTTTAGCAGCATCTAGACCCGCATTCAAATTATTTTTGAGGTCGATAAGTAGCTGTAATTTTGCTAATCCATTTGCCATTGTCTGAACTATGATTTATGTGATTAAATGATTATTTTGAAAAAAAATACTGTTTTTGAGTACATTATTTAAAAACGTTTTGTATTTTTGCATCGGTTAGTCCTGCGGGATAAACCTCCAAAATGCGTTGATGACTTCGGTTATCAACGCATTTTCTTTGTAATAAGCTCTATTTTGCCTTTAGAATTGAATAACCACACAGTCAGATCGCGTTTGTCTTTATAGTGCTTCATCTGGCCGTTAGCATGTCTGAAAGCATCTTCCAGTTTCATTGCTTCAGGTACATGAATTAGTACAAAATCAGCCTGATTTTTACCGTCTCTTACCCTATTTTTAATTGACGAAGCTGTATTTTCAGCCGTTTCAATCTCTGCAATTATGCCATTGTACGACAAATCAGGGCATGTTGTAGGGTTTGTTTTCAGGTATTTTTCACCGTAAAAAGCCTTTTTTGCTGCTTTGTCATGCTCGTTGAGTATTGGCATGAGTTTAATTTTTGCTTTAGCATCCAATTGTTTCAACACCCTGCAAGCATCTACATTACCACTCAATTCTTTATCACCATGCAACGGATGTATGTCTATTTGCGCTTTTTTACCTATTTGATACGTTACAAACGTATTCTTGGGCGGTAAATAAGCAATAGATTTGCGTATTTCAGCGCGTGGAATATCGATGTAATACGGGTGATTTTTAGGGAAAATAAGCCCTGTTTGAGCTAAATTTGTACGGAAAATCTCCGGTATTGGTACGTTGGGTATTGTTGAAGTACCCGTTTTTGTTCCAGGAGACTGTATAACTTCGCACCTGCAGTTCCAACCATTAGGCGGGTAGTGAGTATTCCAAAAAGAATCCGACACTTTGCGCGTAATACCATCCAAGGCTGCATGAGTAACACGTACATGAGCATCGCCTACAGTTTGGTACTTCAGAAATGGTATTGTTTGCTCATCGGCTTTGAACTGTACCCAACGCGCTGCGTTTTGACTGGATGCAACTGACATGTTGTATTCTGTTTGCAGCCAGTTTTCGTTATACTTACTACAAATAGACTGCGCAGCTTCTTTGAATGCACTGAACTCACGCAGGTTTCCATTTTCGTCTTTTAGTGCTAGTGTTAGGTCGCGCATTTGCTGCCAGTTCTTGGCCGCGCTGAAACTCCATACGTCGCTTGTCAATCGGTGAAGCATATCAACGTCCGGTGTTTTCCAGTCCGGTTTAATGGTTGCATAATTGTCGTGTACCTGGTTCGTGAGTAGTTGTCCGATAATTGACAGTATACCGCTGTATTCTTTCTTATCAAAAGCAGCTTGTATTAGTTTAGCAGTTTCCGGACTGAGTTGTTTCATAAACTCAGGCGGGAGCGATGCTTCAGCAACCGGATGTTTACCTGCGCAATTCGGGCATGTATGTTCGTACAGTTTTCGGGAAGCAACCACAGCCCCTGGTTGCTTCCTTACTTGAAATTTCCTGCCAGACCTCCCCCTGTAGGTTGCTGTTTTACGCCCTTTATTTTTAAGCGGAATTTCTTTTGAAGGTCTTCCTGGTCGAGTTCAAAATATTGCAAAGCTTCATTGGTTATGTCCCATTCTTCTTTTAATGTCAATGATTCAGTTTCATCAAAACTAAATACCATTTTTGTATTGTCAAATGGAAAACCAAGATTTTGAAGTATTGGGAATAGATAATCATTGCAAATAAATTGAATAAATCTTCTATCTTTTTTTGCTAAAGTTTCATGTAAGGTTTCAGAATGAACTTCTGTTTGACTTCTGTTAGCTCCTTCATCTACTAATGTAGTTGAGCCAACATATCTTTTTGAAACTTGATGGTCATGAAATTTTGCAGGGTCTAGATATACTTTTTCTGGATTTCCTTTGTTGGCTAAGTCGTGAACTTCAATTTCTGAACCTTTAGGAAATACACCTGTAGCCGCTTCGCCTAAATTTTTTAATGCCTTTTCAATTTTGGGTGCATCGGCTTTATTTGAAGTCATAGCTGTTACAAGTGGCATACCGTATCTTTCTGAAAATTCAGCATCGGCTTGTAAAAGATTTTTTTTCCATATTAAATTTGGAATAATGTCATTCATTATACCAAATTCAGATTTATGCCTAACTTGTATTACATTAGGTTCCTGGGAATAATCTATGTATTTACTTCCAGTAGCTTCGGTGTAAACACGTTTGTTTTGGATACATACATTTCTACGAGGTATAAGATCATATATTACATTATCTCCATCTCTACCTAATTGAATTATACTGTATTTTCTAAAAACAGCATCTAAACAATCTTCAATGAATTCAAAAAACCACATTTTTTGAAGGAATTTAGTTTGTTCTTCAAGTTCTACCCCTGATTTATCATTGACATAAAACGGATGATTTAATGTTGCACCTGTTCTTATTTCGGTAACAGCCCCTAGATGTCCGTCAGGTGTCAAATAATCATACATATCCTGAAGTAAATACCAACGCGGGTCAGTGGTGTCACTGGCTGCAGTCATAGCATCGCGCCACTTCTTGATGTCTTTACGCGATAAGTCTTTTACTTCCTGAATTACTTTCAGGATTATGTCGGTTGAGGGTTGAGCGATTGGGCTTGATGTCTTTTTTGCCATTTTTAAAAGTGCTTTAAAGATTTACCATTTATGGTTTCCTGGTGTACGACTGTTTAAGCGAAAGTCAGTGTATGTATCGCCTGTATTTGTATCGGTTAGTTCCGGTAAGTCGGCGGTTGTTTCACCATTACCTACATCTTTTAGCCAATCAATTGCGTCCTGGTAACGGGTACTGCGATGTTCAGGAACATCTTTTGCACCTGTTTGGCTGTAGAGATGATACAGCGTAATATCTACAGTAATGGTTATTACCCAAGCATCTCGCGTGTCCGTTTCGGCTTCGCTCAACGAACCGGCGAATATTGCATCGCAATCGTACCGTTTCCCGATGCGATTGCGTATTTGTGCGATGGCTTTTTGCTCGGCACGTACAAGTTTTGCAGACTGAAACCAATCTGTAGGGTCGGTTAGTTGTTTGATAATTTCCGGTTTAATTTGCGACTCATAGTCGACTTGTTGTAAGAAACGTGCCATTATTTGTCCTCCTTTCCATTAGACGCAATGCCTTGCGTCTCTACAAGTTTTATTTTTAAATCCATGTTTAGATATACCGGATGCAGATTGGTATGTGTGAGTGTATCGTATAGGCAGCTTTTTGAAAGAAGTCCTAAATCTTGCTTAGTTCTTAATCCTTGCACTTTACGATTGTGTAGAAGTCTTATATCATCGCCACATAATGCTTTGTAGCTTCCGTCTTTAGACTTGAATACGCGAAAACGCTTGCCGTTTTTCTCTACACTCAGGTTCTCTGCACGTTGGCACTCGCGACGAAAGCGGCGAAAATTTAGCTTGTAATTGAGGCCTGCATAAAGTACTCCAAGCCAGTAAAAAGGATTTAATTGTTTCATGTGTTAGTATCTGTTTTTGTGAAATGTTGAACGTGCTGTGGTTATTATATCGAATGATTGTTGAAATGTAATTCCGTTTAATTCTGATACAGCTCCATGCTCAGCATCTAAAAAGTCTAATGGTATTTTTGCTCCTTTTTCAAATGCCAAATATGTATCTTTTGCTAATACCATGTCCGAAGTATCTTTTTCGGCCTCATTGGCATAAAAATTTCTTCGCTCATAATGACCGCTTAGACCTTCTATACGCTCATATTTGTCTCCTTTACTTCTTTTGGAAGGGACAATCGGTATATAATATCCTCTTTCATCTCCTTCCTCATCAAAATCATTTGTAAATTCATCCATTGCAAATAACCCTTCAAACATATACTGAATGTTATCTACTTTGTCAAGCCGTTCATCTTCATATAGATCATATAGCCATCTTGCAGCTCCTGTTCTTGACGTTTGTCTGAACATTACATGCAGTAAATGAAAGTGTCGTTTTATTTTGCCTATCATAGTAAAAGACTTATGGCAAGCATCATCTTTCCATGATAAGTCTCCATATAATATTATTGCATCATATTTATTGTATGGTAATATTTTAGTCCACTGCCACCATTCATCTTTAAATACTTTACCCTCGGCTATATGCGTATTCATGTACTCGCGCATGAACGAGCGATAAGGCATTGAATGGTATTTCTTTTTCCAGTATTCAGCCGATGTTTTTTCAGGCCAGTTAGGCTCGAATGTATTCAAGTCTTTTACAGCATCTACACGCAAATGGAAAAAGTCGTGTGTATAACCAAGTTCTTTTGATTCCTTGATTTTTTGCTGTATATATAACTTAAGGCGGTTAGTTATTGAGTTTTTGTGGAAGTTATTGTTAGCATAAACAAAACGTTCGGTAGCGTCATCTTCGGCATCAAAACATCCCCACACATCCTCTGTGATATAGTCGAGTGCTTCAGTCATCAACTCGTTGTTTTTGACATGCTTT